GAACGAATATCTTTCCCCATACAATGTAGGGTTCGGATATGCGCTCAATGGTGGACTTTGACCCCTCAAATCCGAACCCTTTCTCGCTGGAAGGGTCTATGCGGAAAGTCTTACTCTTGCAAGAGGTCAAGTTGTATGCTGTCGTAATGCGGAAACCGTCAGGTTCGTCCCATACAGTAACGGAGTTCACCATAAGGTCAATGATAATGCGCCGGTATCTCTCGTCTTCTATACGGCCTCCCTTAAACTCGGTCAGCCAGTAGACAATCTGGCTCCGCTCAATTTTACAGACATATTTTTCTTCTTCGGCCAAAAGCCGGAGAAGATTTTTCTTTTCTTTCTCCAACTCTACAAGCCGGTTCATAAGAGTGTCAGAGGCGATGCCCTTTTCAATGGCATTTGTAATATTGGCAATACCGCTCTCTGCTTCTTTCATCCGCTCTGTAAGTTCAGGAATACGGGTATTTTCTCGCAAGTCCTGTTCAGTTTGAGAGATCGCCATGTCTGCCAGCTCTTGAATTGTATCATCGGTCAGCAGCTCCATAGCGTCTTGCGCTACGATATACTCTATCCATTCTTTCTTCAAGGGCTTCTTTTCACAAGCGTGCTTCCGCTTCCTGGTATAACAGGTGTAGTAGTTGTGGACAGCTCCGGTCTTGCTGGTACCACTTTCTCCATTCATAGAGCCTCCGCAATGGCCGCAGAAGAGTTTTCCGGCCAAGAGGTAATCTACCTTGGCCTTTCCCCTTGCCGGAGCTTCTGCGTTTTTAGAGAGCCTACGGCTTACCGTTTCAAACAGCTCCTTGTCAATGATAGCCGGAACGCCTCCTTCCATCTCAATATCCTTATAGGTATAGACTCCGATATATCGCTTGTTGCGGAACATGGATTTGAAACTATTCCGGTTAAACTCCACTCCTTTGGCTGTACGGTAGCCTTTTGTATTAAACATACGGCAAATGTCAGCCACAGTTTCTCCATTGGCATAGAGTTCAAAAGCCTCTCGGACGATATGAGCGGTGGCCGGATTGATAACCAGCTTGTGATCTTCAATCTTATAGCCGAGGGGGACATGGCCTCCGATACTATGACATTTCAAGGCGGACTCCCTCATGCCTCTGGTGATCTTCTGTGAAAGGTCGGCAGAATAAAATTCGGCCATACCCTCCAACACAGCTTCAAGGATAATGCCCTCCGGTTTCTCAGAAATGTTCTCAGTAGCAGAGATGACCTTTACGCCGTTCTTTCTGAGCCGGAATTTGAAAAGCGCACTGTCTGTTCGGTTCCGAGCAAAGCGGTCAAGTTTCCAGACAACCACATACTCCCAGGGCTTTTTCTCACTGTCCCGTACCATCTCTTGGAAGTGAACCCGCTTCTCTACATCTTTCCGGGCGGTGGTAGCCCGGTCTACATAGATGGCGGTAATACGGTAGCTATTCAATTTACAGAAGGTTCGGCAATCACGGAGCTGCCCTTCAATGGACTGTTCCCGTTGCCGCTCAGAGCTGAACCGAAGATACAGCGATACATCGGTGTCCCCTTCAAAAAGTGTGGACGGGTCTTGTCTGAACTGGTCTATTTCCTCTTCGGTTAGCATGGAGAGGTCAATAGGAAATTTCATGGTTTTCATAGTGTCTTTCTCCATTCAGACAGGTCGATTACTTTAGCCGATAACAGAGCCTTGCGGCGGATTTGTTTTTTCTTTTTGTGTTCTGTCATATTCATTCATGGCACATTGAATGATGCGAAGTTGACCGGGTGCATCACAGTTTTCAAAGAAGAATAAAAGAGCTTGGTCAAACTCAGGTATATTGAGATTTTCGCCATTGTGCGATCTCTTCTGTAAAGCCATAGTAATTTCAGGGAAAATTCGTTCCCTTAAAGTAATCTTTTCGGATAGTCCGAGTAAATAATCCGTAGTCACACCAAAGTAAGATGAAACTGCTATCAATTTGTCAACATTTGGCAAAGCACCTTTTTTCCATTTGGTTAATGTACCTGATGATACACCAATTTCATCTGCAATTTGGTTTGGTTTCACTCCCTTTAATGCACATTCCTCTGTAAAGCGTTCCCAAAACATAGAAACCTCCAAAAATTTTATTAAAGTGAGATTTCCCTATTGACAATCTTACCTCGGTGAGATATACTCATATCAACAACGAAAGTTATAAAACAGGCAACAACAATCCGAGGGGTCAAATCCCTTTCTTTGAAAGAAATTCGGCTCCTGTGTCAATGCGAAATCTCTAATGCTTATTGTTCTGTGACAAGTCCAGTATAGCATAAGCGATTTTAGTTGACAAGGATTATTTATAACTTTAGTTGTAAATCGAAGAAAGGAGGTCGCATGATGGTGGGAAACCCTACACCCCGTCCGTATTGGACACCCGATGCACCTGTTGTCCGGCTGACGGAGCAGGAGCGCACGAGCTACCGTGAGCAGATCAGGGAGCTTGTGGCCGGTGCAAGTCTGACCTTTACTTGGCTTATCCGGCAGCTCTCCGATGAAGGACTGATGACTGACAAGTACGAAATGTCCGCAACGCTCTCTGGTGTCCGCACCGGGGACAAAGCAGACGAAATCCTTCGCCGCTCCCTTGATATTCTACATCGGTATCAGATGCGGATGGGGTCATGCGGGGAGCCGTGAGTGCCTTTGTACCGGAAGTTCAAGCCCAGGCTAAAGCCGCAAGCCTGTTGTTGCTTCAAATTGTGCGGGAGTATTTCTCTGACCCCGTACACAGGGCCGAGTTTGAGGACTGGTACAGAAAGAAGACCGGAGAAGAGTATGTGTGGAAGAAGGTTACAGATGAATGAAACGGATATTTGGAACCCTGGCATTTCTCTCCTTTTTCTGGCTCCTTGGAACGGTTGCCGCTGTTGAGCAAGACATGATGGCTCTTGGCACCGGAACGCTTCACATGGCCTTTGCCCTATTCCTCTTTTATGTCTTTTGTAAACTGGCCGGAGCGTTTTATCCTACGCAGGAAAAGAAAAGCCGCAGACGGGAGTGCAGTCCCATCCACGGCAAGCGTAAAAGCTCAATCTGATTATACCAGATATTTTGAAAATTGAAAAGGAGATTTTCACATGGATAAGAATGTATTTTCTCAGCTTGCGGCTGAGTTTGACCGCATGGAGCGGACGATCACTTACCAAAAGGAAGTCATTTCCACCATGCAGAAGACCCCTACTTGCCCCTGTTGCAAAGTTCCCGCAGATGGCCGGATTTACACCCTTCCCGAACTCCCGAAGATGAAGCTGGACGATTGCTCTTGGGCTGAAATCGCTATGTATGCTCAGTCTGGCATGGCTGATAAGGTGTTTGCTCAGGGCGATACCAAAAAATTCACCCTGTCTAATGGCACAGTTATGACGGCCCGTATCATCGACTTCAATCATGATACGGATAAAGAGAACAATATCCTGCCTATCACCTTTGAAACGGTGGAAACCCTCAATGATGATTTTCAGATGAACCCTGAGTACACCAACAAGGGCGGCTGGCAAAATTCCCAGCTTCGCAAGGTTCTGAACAATTCCGTCATCGAAATGCTTCCTGCTGATCTTCGGAAGGTCATCAAGCCCTGTTTGAAAAAGACGAGTTTGGGCGGAAACAGCGAGAAGTACGGCCTGACTTCTGACCCTCTGTTTGTTCTGTCCGAGCAGGAAATTTTTGGCCGAAAGATTTATTCCCACGGTGGCGAGGGGCATTGGTATGGCTGGTATCGCCAGGAGAACACCGAGTACGGAAAGTACAAGCAGAACGGTGAACGGGATTGGCGGTGGGAGCGTTCGCCTTATAGCGGCAACGCCAGCTATTTCTGCTGTGTGAACAGTTCGGGCAGCGCCAACGGTAGCGCCGCCAACGCCTCTAGTGGCGTGTCCTTCGGCTTCTGCGTTTAATCCGTAATCCAAAATAATCCCGCCCCGTAAGGGGCGGAGAAAGGAGAGTCATGAACTATATTGTGAAAATTTCATGGTATAGCGGAGGCTGCGAGTTACTTGCCGATGAATTTTTCCCAACCACGATAGAGAAAACCAGAAAGCTCTTCAAACTCTTGGTTGCTGACCCTGGCTGGGATGACGGAAAAGTAAGAGAGCTTTTGGATTATTTCAAGGAGCGTAAAGTCCGGGAAGTCAAAAAGGCGGAAGAGGCCCGAAGCATGGCTCAGGGACTTATGCGGGAGGCAGAGGTCATTAAGGCAAGATGTTCTCGTAACTCCGAAGAATACCGGGAATATATGCGGCTCCGTGATAAGGCTTTAGACTTGGGCCGAAGTTCTACTACTCACTTGAATGCCGCTCGTTATTGCGTTAAGGCATACACACTATTGAGAGATATGTGGGGAGGGAATGTGGTTTGACAAACATGAACCGTAAGACCGGAACCTCTTTTGAGCGGCAGCTTTGTACCAGCCTCGCAGAATATGGCTTTTGGGCGCACCAGATGGCGCAAAACAGCCAAGGCCAGCCATTTGATGTGATTGCCGCTAAGAATGGCCGCACCTATCCCATTGACTGTAAGGTATGTGAGAAAGACATTTTCCGGCTGGAACGAGTGGAAGAAAATCAGTATTCCGCAATGATACTCTGGCGGCAGACGGGAAACGGTGAAGGTTGGTTCGCTCTCAGAATGACCAACGGAGAGGTATGGTTTATCTCTCTCGAAGCCATGGAGAGAGCTATGCTTACCCGGAGATCGTTGTACTGGTCAGAAATTAAGCAGTTCGGAATTACACTGGAAGAGTGGGTGTCGAAATGCGGATGACCGTTTCTAATCAGCTCAGGATTGAGAACCCTACCGCTGACCTGTTGGAGTGGTGCAAGAAAAATCTGGTGTTGGCAAATCCCGATTATACCAAAAAGGCCCGTATGAACCTGTGGCTTGGTAATACACCGCAGAAGTTGTACCTCATGCAATGGGATGGCGACACGCTGGTGCTTCCCTACGGTTGCTTCAATGATGTTCTTCGGCTGGCTCCATTCACCGATGTGTCCATGACCTTTGCTCCGCAGTCCAAGGTTGACTTCCAATGCAATATTCCCCTTTACGATTATCAGGAGAAAGCAAAAGACGCTCTGGTAGAAAGTGGTCGTGGGATTTTGCAGAGTGCGGCTGGCTCCGGCAAAACGCAGATCGGGATTGCGCTGGCTTGCGAGATTGGAGAAAAGACACTCTGGCTCACCCATACAAGGGACTTGCTTTTGCAGAGCAAGAGCCGAGCGGAGCAGTATATGAGTTCGGCCCTGACCGGAACAATCACAGAAGGAAGAGTCCAGATTGGCAAGGGTATCACCTTCGCAACGGTACAGACCATGTGCAATCTTGATCTAAACCGATACAGGGACACTTGGGGCTGTGTCATTGTGGACGAGTGCCACCGGGTAGCCGGTACACCTACCGCAGTCACACAATTTTCCAAGGTACTAAGCTCACTGGCCGCTCGGCATAAGTACGGCCTCTCTGCCACGGTTCATCGGGCAGACGGCATGATTGCTGCTACTTATGCTCTTTTGGGAAAAATCGCCTATCAGGTGCCAGACGAGGCGGTAGCCGATAAAATCATGACCGTCAGTGTCCTTCCCCGGCCTACTCAAATTGGTCTAAGTAAAGAGTTCCTTGATACGGACGGCACGATCATCTATGCCAAGCTGATAAATTATCTGGCTGAGGACTTCCGTAGAAACGGTCAGATTGTTGGTGATCTCATGCTGAACGCCGAGCATTACAACCTTGTTTTGTCTGACCGGTTGGCCCACCTGGAATATTTGATGGCCCATCTCCCGAAGCATTTGAGAGATCAAGCGGTAATGGTAGACGGGAAAATGACTTCCAAAAAGGGCAAGGCGAAGCGGGAACAGGCCATAGAGGACATGAGAGCTGGGAAGAAGCACTATTTGTTCGCAACCTATGCCCTGGCAAAAGAGGGGTTGGACATTCCCAGGCTTGACCGGTTGTACCTCACCACTCCGCAAAAAGATTACGCCATTATTACACAGAGCGTAGGTCGTATTGCCAGAACCTTTGAGGGCAAGGGAGAACCGATTGCCTATGATTATGTGGATAACGGTATTCAATACCTTGTCCGCAGTTATAAAAAACGATGTACTTCGTACCGCAAATGCGGCTGCAAAATTTTAGAATGAGGGGGGGACAAATGAAAACCCGTGAGTGTGATGTGGGTGGAGCAGTCAGGCTCCCGAAACAGTTTTATGAACGGCCTCTCACACTTGAAGAAAGCCGGTTTGCTTCGGAACACATTAGTATTGTGTACCGCTATTTAAGACAACAGGGCTTAAACTCTGATGAATGGTTTGATGTGGTTATCTTCCGGTATCTGTTAAGTGTGAAGCGATATTTTGCACTTCCTGAGTTGCAGAAATTGAAGTTTATCACTGTAGCCTGTTCCGCAATGCGCTCTGCCGTAGGACATGAAAAGCGAAAACAAGCCTCTGAGCCAGTTACGGTCAGTCTGTTTGATGTTATACCGGGTACAGAAGACCTCTGTTATATCGACACGATTGCTGCCCCGGAAACCAATTAAGAAGAGGGTGAATAGATTGAAAATTACCTACAATGTTCAGGCTCCCGACAGAAGGGGATTTGCCAAGAGCGAAGAAGTCAAGGCCATTGAAGATTTTCTAACCAGCGGTAACGCAAAGAATATGTGCTTTGAGTATGACACCAAGGAAGAGGCGAAGAACAAACTGGCAACCATTTCGGGTCATAAGCGCAAGTACAATGAGCAGCACCCGAAGGGGTATGATGCTTACCGAGTTGATAAGTGTATCTATATCATCCGGGGAGCTAAGGTAAAATGAAAGTCCTTGTAGCCTGTGAAGAGAGTCAAGCGGTATGTATCGCCTTTCGGAAATTGGGGCATGAAGCCTATTCTTGCGATACACAAGAGTGTTCTGGTGGGCACCCGGAATGGCACATCAAAGGAGATGTTCTTCCTCTTATCAATGGCAATAAGCCGTTTATTACGATGGACGGTGATCTTCACGCCATTGTTGGAACATGGGATTTGCTGATTGCTTTTCCTCCATGCACCTACCTGACCAATGCGGGTTCTGTCCGATTGCGAGTAAAAGGGGAAATCAATAAAGAACGAATGGCGAAAGCCGTTGAAGCCAAAGCGTTTTTCATGAAGTTTCTGGAAGCAGATTGCCAGAAAATTTGTGTTGAGAACCCCACACCCGGAAAAATCCACCAATTGCCGCAATATACCCAAGCGATACAGCCATGGTGGTTCGGACACCCTTACACGAAGCGGACTTGCCTGTGGCTTAAAAACCTCCCCCCCCCTTACCCCTACCGATATTATTCGGGAAGGAGTTACCCCGTATGTTAATGGAGGTTGTAAAGACGCTCATGGGAATTACCGGAGATTTCAGGGTAGGAATGAGCGTGACCCAAAAACTCGCTCAAAAACATTTCCGGGTGTTGCACAAGCAATGGCCCGACAGTGGGGAGGCGATATGAGTGGATAATCTTTTTATCTTTGACTGCGAGGTATTTGCCTTTGATTGGCTTTTCGTGTTCAAACACAAGGCCACCGGAGAGTACACCGTAATTCACAACGACAACGAAGCAGTCAAACAGTTCATGGAACAGGAGCCACTTTTGGCCGGGTTCAATAACAAGCACTATGACCAATTCATTCTGAAAGCTGTTTTGGCAGACTATACGCCGGAAGAGGTGAAAGTGGTCAATGATTTCATCATCGTCCAGGGGCATGAGGGATGGGAACACCCTGATCTTCGAGAGAGCCGGATATACTTTGACCAATACGACCTCAAGGACGATTGCCAGATGGGATTGTCCCTGAAAGCAATAGAAGCTCACTTGGGTATGGATATTCGGGAAACCACTGTGTCTTTCAATCTTGATAGGCCATTGACTCCCGAAGAGCTGGAAGAGGTCATCTTCTACTGCAAGCATGATGTGGACGCAACCGATAAGCTGGATGACCTTCGACAAGGCTACCTGTCCAGCAAATTGACCCTGGGCAAAGAGAAAGGTATTTACCCGGCAAAGGCCCTCTATATGACCAATGCCAAGCTGACTGCTGCCTACCTTGACGCAGAGCCTAAACCCCATTATGACGAGCGGGAATATCAGTACCCAGCTACTCTGTTACGCCAGTACATTCCGCAAGAGGTATTTGCATTTTTTGACCGGCTGAAAGACATGACCATCCCCAATGAGGTGGTATTCAAAGAGAAGCTGGAAATCATGGTTGGTGACTGCCCTTGCACGATTGCCTACGGAGGTATTCATGGGGCTATTCCCTGTTACCGGGAAGAAGCTACGAAAACCCGTTCCATTCGCAATAAAGATGTTGCCAGCTACTATCCTCACCAGATGATCTTAAACGGCTATTGCAGTCGGAACATTCCCTCTCCCGATGTGTATGCGGCTACCATTGAGCGGCGGGTCAAAGCAAAAAAGACCGGTGACAAGGCTACGGCCAATGCTCTAAAGCTGGTGCTGAACACCACCTATGGAGCCATGTTGAACAAGTATAATGACCTCTATGACCCCCTCATGGGTCGCTCGGTCTGTATCTCAGGACAGTTACAGCTTCTTGAAATGGCTATCCATCTCATTCAGGATTGCCCTACGCTGAAAATCATTCAACTCAACACCGATGGTATCATGGTTAGCCTTGATGACTCCGATGTTCCCAGGTATCAAGAGATTACCGGAGAATGGGAGCAACGCACCGGCTTCGAGTTAGAAGAAGACCTGATAAAGATGATCTGCCAGAAAGATGTAAACAATTATGTGGAAGTCCCGTTTGAGGGCGACCCCAAAATCAAAGGCGGGGTTCTGGTTCGAGGGATTGCACCGGCAGGAGCGTTCAATGTCAATAACAACGCCTGTGTAGTTGCCAGAGCGGTCAAGGATTGTCTGGCCTACGGGGTTCCTGTGGAGCAGACTATCATGGAGTGTAACAAGCTGCTGGATTTCCAACTGATCGCCAAGGCTGGGAGTAAGTATGGTGACGCTCTTCATGAGGTGGATGGAGAATTACAAGTGGTACAGAAAGTCAACCGGGTCTATGCCACGGACGATCACCGTATGGGAACGCTCTACAAAATGCACCTCTCGACTGGAAGCCCCGTGAAGATTGCCGGATTGCCGTCAAGATGTGTGGTAGACAATGACAATCATCTCTCTATTGAGGTGGTTGACCGTGACTGGTATATCCGGCTGGCAAAGCGGTATGTCCGGGATTTCCTTGGTATCAAGCCCCCTAAGCGGAATACCCGGAGAGTAAATAAGGTCAAAAGGGAACTGACGGCTTTGTTGGAGGGATAAGTCTTGGAAAGAGAACCAAACACAGAGTATGTCCTTTCACTCTCCTATGGTAAGGACAGTGTAGCTTGCCTGGGAGCCATTAGAGAACTCGGCTGGCCCCTTCATAGGGTTATCCATGCGGAAGTGTGGGCAACAGATACCATTCACGCTGATCTCCCTCCGATGGTGGAATTTAAGTCCAAGGTGGACGAGTATATCAAGGCTGAGTTTGGTATTGAGGTTGAACACCTATGCGCTGTGCGGAACGGTGAAAAGCTGACTTATGAGAAGTTGTTCTATCATATTCCCAAGCGTAAGCCGGGAGGAAAGTTTTCAGAAGAAAGCCCTGCTGGATTTCCCTATACAAAGGGTGCTTGGTGTAATGACCGATTGAAGACTAATCCGCTTGACCAAATCTCCAAAAATGAGGAATGGGGGGGATATGCGGATTTCCTTATACAGTCGGATCATGGTGCAAAAAACTCAAAGACGGGTCTTATCCTCGGCTTCCCTATCGTCAGGGGAAATTGGTGTACCAGCGACCTCAAACGCCGGGTTTTCCAGCAGCTCCCTTGCACAAGGAGCGAAGACAAATATTGTGCAGTACCTCGGCATTGCGGCAGACGAGCCGGAGCGTATTAAGAAACACGACAAGCCGGGGTTCAAAATGCCATTGGTTGAAATCGGTTGGGACGAAACCTATTGCCGCCAATGGTGTGAAGAACGGGAATTGCTCTCTCCCATTTATACCACCGCAACGAGGGGGGGGTGTTGGTTCTGCCACAATCAGGGTGTAGACCAGCTCCGTCTACTTCGCAAAAATTATCCCGACCTCTGGCAGTTGCTTTTGAAATGGGATAGGGATAGCCCAGTCACATTCAAGGCAGACGGTCATACGGTGCGTGACTATGATCTTCGGTTTCAGGCAGAAGACCTTGGGCTTGTACCGACAGACCGTAAATTCCGATGGAAGATGTTGACCGGTGATAATCTTATCGCTGTCACAAAAAGAAATCTGTTGAAATTATTGGAGGGTTCAGTATGAAGAAAAATCCTGGTAGAGCAGAACGCAGACGGTTGTTTTTCAACCGCCGTAGGGCCGCAGGTAAGCAGAGAGCGAAGATCAATGAGTATATCAGTTCTCACAAGTTTTTGAAGAAGTTTCAGGAGGTATAAGAAAAATGGCTACCGAGAGTAAAAAGACCCCCGCACCCGCCGTTGATTACAGCGGCATGAATATCTGCCGGAAGTTGCAGATTGCCCGATTGAAGTTCCTGCAAGCCGGTGTGAAGAAAACCGGCAAAAACATTCACTTGGAGTTCATGTACTTCGAGCTGAGTGACATTGTTCCTGTGGCCGAGTCCATTTTCACGGAAGTGGGTCTACTGATGGCTCCTACCTTCGGCAAGGAGTACGCCATTGCCAAAGTTTTCAACTGTGATGACCGGGATGAAGAGCCTATTACCTTTGAGGCTCCCTTCACGCAGATCGCCCCCATCATCTCCAACAGCGGCAAGGTTGTGACGAACGAAATGCAAGCCCTGGGCAGTTCTATTACCTATATGCGCCGGTATCTGTGGCAGCTCGTTCTTGACATTATCGAGGCTGACAGTATCGACAATACCTCCGGTGCCGATGAAGATACTCAGACACCTCCCTCTCCCCCTAAGACCGCAAAAAAGGCTCCTGTGACCGCTGAGAAGCGTCAGGAAATCAAGTCCGAGTTGACTTCCGCCCCGGAGGGTGCCGCCAGTGAGGAACAGGTTGCCACGCTGAAAGCGGAACTGAAAAAGCTCATGGAACTGGACGCAGAGCAGGAGAGCTTTGTGCAGAATGTAGCCGTAAAGACTGAGGGCTTCACCAAGATCACCGCTGATGTGTGCGACCAGCTCATTACCGGTGTACGGGATATGCTCTCGGCGTATGACACTCAGGAGGGTTAATCATGGAATGGCTTGACAACAAAATTCAGATTGTGCCGCCCAAGCGTCCTAAGAAGCTGACCGCTACCCGGTTCGCTACCATTCTCGGCCTCAATCCGTGGTCTACTCCCTTTGAGGTCTGGTGTGAGATCACCCGTACCTACCAGAAGCCCTTCGAGGACACGATTTACACCGTTGCCGGTAAGACCATTGAGCCGAAACAGGCGGAGTACATGAAGAACACCTACTTCATGAGCAATCTGGTCACTCCAACCGATATTTACGGCGAGAATTATTTCCAGAAGACCTTCGGTGATTTTTTCTCTGATACGCCGGTACTCGGCGGTATGTGGGACTACCTGCTGCATGGTAAAGATGGCAAGCCTACAACCGTTCTGGAAATGAAAACCTCCAAGCGTGTAGAGGATTGGGCGGAAGATATTCCTGAATATTATGCCCTCCAAGCCGCCCTCTATGCGTATCTCCTGGGCGTAGACAGTGTAATCATGGTGGCCTCCTTCCTGGAACCCGGTGATTATGAACACCCTGAGAACTTCGTGTGCAGTTCCAGCAACACAATCACCCGGCCTTTCAAGGTGTCTGAGCGTTACCCGGACTTCGAGAAGCGGTATGTGAAACCGGCTTTGAAGTGGTGGAAAGACCATGTGGAAAGCGGCCTCTCTCCGGCCTATGACGAGAAAAAGGACGCTGAAATACTGTCCGCTCTCCGTACCAACAACCTCTCTCCTGAAACCGACTTGGAGGTTCTGGTGAAAGAAGCCGAAGAGCTGAAAGGTAAGCTGGACGCTCATGCCGCCGAGGTTTCCGATGACGAAAAACGGTACAAAACCCTGACCGATATGATTAAAAAGGCGGCTATCCAGCAGTTTCGTGAGGGGGACAAAAAGGTGTCTATCGCCGGTACTGCCTATACCTGGGAAGTTAGCAAGAGTACCACTACCAAAATCAATAAGGACGCTATGAAAGCGGACGGGGTTTTGGATAAGTACAGTACCACCGAGGACAGCTACCGGTTGTTGCCGAAAGCAATTAAGGAGGGATAACCGATGAAGTTTAAGAATTTTGTGAAATCTCTGGCTTCCAGCGGAGTGATCTATAAGAGAGGAATTGAAGACCTACCCTTTGCTGACCGCTGGCTGGCCTCCCCCACGGCTATGATGCTCATTCCCACTACGGTGAAAAGCGTGACCGCTGCGGCTATTCAGGATATGCCCCAGGCCATTGACAAGATGATTGACCAGATTGGTCATACAGACTATGCGGTTCTGTCTGAGGCAATCATGCCCTATCCCGATGGTGGCATCAAGGATTGTATTCGGGTCTATAAGACCCAGGCCGGTGATATTTCTATCAAGATCAGCAACGATGACTGGAAGCTGATTGAGCGGAAAGATACCTGTGAAATCCTTTATGCCTACGACATTGACACCAATTCCAATGTCGCAAAAGCCCTGCTGGTAAAGAGTTTCCCGGAATTACCCGGAGATGACGAGGAACTTGTGGGCATCATCTTTCCCGTCAATGATGAAGTCTAAGGAGGACAAACAAGATGGCTAAAATTGGTTTGAGTGATGGGTTTTCCCTTATCCCGGAAGGAACCCATGTCTTCAAAATTACCGGGGTCAGTTATAAGGAAGCCTTTGGCAAGCTGGAAATAACCATGCAGACGCAAAGTGGAGCCAAGCACATCGAACGATTTTCCCTGCTGAAAACTGACGGCTCTCCGAACGAAGGTGCGCTTAATGCGTTCAGCTATTTTGCGAAGACCGCCTTGCAGGATTTCGAGCTTACCGAAATCGACCATGAAGACCTTGTGGGTCACTTCATCGAGTGTGATATTGAGCATGATGTTCAACCGAACAAGAACAAGCCGGACAAGACCATTACCTTCGCTCGGTTGGCCGATAAGCGGCCCTCTGACGGGTGGGATGAACAGGCGGCACCCTCACCCACCCAGGCTCCCAAAACCGCTCCTGCGTCCGCTCAGGCGGCTACTGCGGCCCCTAAATCTAAGAGTGACCTGATGGCCCTTCTTGGCTGATTATGGACGAGGGAGGGCGGCTAAATTTCCGCTCTCCCTCGCCAATGGTTTGTTGAAAAATATGTGGAAAGTGAGGATAAGATACTTTGACCACAACAAAGACAAAGGTTCAAATGCACCGGGAAATCTGTGAGGAAATCAACGGCCTCTATGCCCGGAAGAACCATGATTACGGTGATAGCTTCCACCAGACCTTTGTTGAAGAGGGTATGGCAATGGCTCGTATCAGGTTGGGCGATAAGTTTAACCGGTTTAAGACTCTTTCCCGAAGTGGGGAACAGAAGGTAAATGACGAGTCCATTCGGGACACCCTGATTGACCTTGCCAATTATGCCATTATGACGGTGCTGGAAATGGAGGTTTCCGACCATGACGCTGAGTGAGTATTCAGTTATCAGCAGAGCCGTTGAACATTACGGCGTAAATAGTCAAATCAATATGCTTTTCGAGGAAATGTCTGAATTGCAAAAGGAACTCTGCAAACACCTTAGAGGGCAAACCGATGTGAAGCATATCGCAGAAGAAATCGCTGATGTGGAAATTATGCTGGCCCAAATTAAGTGTATTTTCAAATGTTCCTGTGAAGTGAGAAACTGGCAAAAACAGAAAGTTAATCGGCTTTCCGACAGATTAGATCAGGAAAAAGGTGCTGGGTCATGACCGAAAGAGATCGCCAAGCGGATATGCTGGCAAGCCATGTGGAAGGAGTCTGAGCATGAAGATCATTGAACCTAAAGTGGAGCTTATCAATCCTCCCGCCTATTCTGACCTTCTCTCTCTGATTGAGCTGGCCGGACGCACTTGCTATAAGTCCGAGAGCAAGATTACCGGGGACAGCGCAGAAAAGTTTGTCAAGAACATCTTGAAGCGAGGTCATGAGGCTGTCATTGAGCATGGCAGCGTGAGTGTTCGCTTTACCTGTGATAGAGGTGTGAGCCATGAGATTGTTCGGCACAGACTGGCCTCCTACTGCCAGGAAAGTACCCGCTATTGCAATTACGGCAAAGAGAACTTTGGTTCTGAAATTACGGTAATCAAGCCTTGCTCCCTTGATAAAGACGGTACGGCTTACCGACACTGGTTTTGGGCTTGTTCCCAAGCAGAAGAAGCCTATTTCAATATGCTTGACTTCGGCTGTACTCCGCAGGAGGCCCGGTCTGTTCTTCCCAACAGCACGAAGACCGAGGTGGTCATGACGGCCAATATGCGGGAATGGAGGCACTTCCTTCGGCTCCGTACCGCTCCTGCCGCACACCCGGATATGCGAGAGGTCGCAAAGATGCTCCTGGTTGAGATGCAGACCCGATACCCGGCTTTCTTTGAAGACTTCGAGGTATGAACCATGATTGTGAAAAAGGCCGGAGGAAAGGTTTACGGAGCAGTCTTCACCGCCGCAGAGAAAAAGGCCATGGAAATGGAGATCAACCGGCAAATCATCGAAGCGGACAAACGCTATACCGATGACATTGACGCAATGGTTCTCTATACCCTTGCGGTTCATCTGGGCTTTGGCCCTAAGCGGCTCAGACGCTTTTATGAAGCCTTTGCCGCAGAACATGACCGGCTTATTCAACATTACGAAATGCCGGACGATTACACATGGCTCTGCAAAGAAGAACTGAAAAAGATTGGTGTCGATGTGGAGGCATGGAACAGAGAAAGGGGAAGTATTCATGACATTCGTGAACAATAACGGGAAAGTTCCGTATATCATGGTCGCCGGTGCAGATCATGTCACCGGCGAAATGCCGCTTGAAACTGCGGAAAAGATTTACAACGAGGGAACCAAGAGAGCCAGCAATAGGTTTCCCGGCTATCCGGTTTGCGTGGATAACAAGTATTTCTTCGCCACCAAGACCTCTCCGAAGAAAAGGAAAACCACCAATGAGTAAGCTGCTTCCGGTACTGCTGCTGTCATTGGTTCTCCTATCTTCCTGTTCCGCCAAGCCGGAAACAGAAATCATTGAACTTCCTGAGCTTCCTGTGCTTGAAGTCACTACACCGGAACCCACACCCACTGTTCCTCTTTGGAGCGAGGAAGAGGTTGATGTGCTGGCAAAGATGGTATGGGGAGAGGCCAGGGGTGTACCGTCTGATACGGAAAAGGCCGCTTGTGTGTGGTGTGCGCTCAACCGTGTCGATCAGGGATATGGTTCAATCACTACGGTAGTTACCGCTCCTTATCAATTCATCGGGTATGATGCAGATAACCCGATTGATGATGAAATTAAAGCCCTGTGTGAAGATGTTCTTACCCGATGGTATGCGGAAAAAGATGGAGAACCCAATACGGGGCGGGTTCTACCTTCTGACTATCTCTGGTTCAGCGGAGATGGCAAACACAATTATTTCAGAAATGCCTACAAAGGCGGAGAAACATGGGATTGGTCGCTCCCTTCCCCTTATGAAACCTGAATGACCGAGAGGTGCCGTCATGTATGAAAAAATACCCTCTGAATTGAAAGAAAAGGCCCAATGGGTCAATGTCTGGAATAGCAGCAAGGTTCCCATGCAGACCGGCCAGAAAAAAGCTGCCTCTTCTGTGTTGCCTGATACCTGGGGAACTTTTGATTGTGCTGTGTTGAATGTGGCGAACGGCATCTATGACGGCATCGGATATGTGTTCAATGACGATGGACTAATCGGGATTGACATTGATGACGGTTTTTCAGAAGGACTATTGAACCCGTTGGCCGCTGACATTATCGGCCATTGCGGTTCTTATACAGAGAAGAGCAGGAGCGGGAGAGGGGTACACATTTTGCTGAAAGGCTCTCTCCCCTTCAAAGGCCGTAACAACCGAGCCGGGGTGGAAATTTATCGGAGTGGCCGGTACTTCATTATGACCGGAAAAGTCATTATCTATTCGGAGATCATTGAAAACCAAGAAGCGATTGACTATATCGTTTCCAGGTATTTCCCCGATGTTCCGAAAGAGGGTGCCGGATCCTCCGCTCCACAACGCATTTACTCCCCAATCTACCGAAAGCCAGAGCCGGGAAAAATCGCTCTGAAACCTGAATATCCAACAATCACTACCGGAAGCCGGAACCTAAGTCTGACTTCTCTGGCCGGTCAGATGCACAATCAGGGATATTCCAAAGCAGAGATTTACAAAGAGCTGCTGTATGCCAACACTCAGGCTTGCAAGCCGCCTCTTCCTCGTTCGGAGATTGAAACCATTGTAAATTCAGTTACCAGATATAGGAGGTAATTCATGAAACCTTATCAGCGTGGAGATGTTGTCATTATAGATGTACCTATCCCGGCCTCCGGCCATGTGCAGGGAGGCAAGCGGCCCTGGGTCATCGTTCAAAATAACATGGGGAACCAGTTCTCTCCCACCAGTATTGTAGTCCCTCTGACCACAAAAATGAAGCGGCTGGAAATGCCCACCCATGTTGCTTTTGTATGGGAGAACTTGGAGCAAAGTATGGTCGAGTGTGAACAGGTACGGGTTATCGACATTACCGAAGACTGGAAATATGTCTGTACCCTCCCGCCTCAGATCATGTCCCATATCGACACGGCCCTGAGAAACGCTTTCTTCTATGGGGGGGGTGTAACAGATGGAGAATAAGCAATATTGCCCTCTCAATGCTTCCACGGACGAAGTTCTGCATTGTTGTCAAGAGAAGTGTGCGTGGTGGGATGAAGACGCTCAGGCTTGTTCGGTGCTGGTAATAGCAAAGGCAATGAGGAAGGTGACGAGAAATGGCCGATGAAATTATGACCACGGAAGAGCAGGAACTTTTTCAGCTCTCCAATGGCCGGTACATCATGGATAAAGACCTGTCCCGAAAGATGTTTTACATCAAAGAGGCCAAGCCGGAGCGGAGCCACCAGATCAGCGGCACCGGCTATTCCTGGGACGAGTCTGGTATGGCAGAGCTGTTTTCCGAGTGCTACCAGAATGATACCCGCTTTTGCCCGGAAGCAAAGTGCTGGTACACCTATTCTAAGGGAGCATGGAGGAAGGATATTGGCTCCCTGTTGGTAGCTGAGAAAATCAAGGAATTTTGCCGCCTTATGGCTCTCTACTGCGGAGAGATTGACAACGAAGATCGCCGCAGGGAGTATATGAAGTTTATCGTAAAAATGGGCGACCGGCGTTTCCGTGACCGGCTTATGAAGGACGCTGCCAGCGTCATGCCGATTACGGCAGAAGAGTTTGACGCAAATCCCTTTCTCATTAACTGCCTGAACGGAACCTACGACATGGAGAAGATGGAGTTCCGTGAGCATGATTGGCGGGACTTCCTGACGATGCAGACCAATTTCGACTATACCTTGCAGGACTCCCGCTGTGAGCGGTGGGAGAGGTTTATTACAGAGGTCACTTGCAATGACCCGGACAAGGCTGAATATCTGCAAAAGGCCCTGGGCTATTCGATGCTCGGTATGGCGAATGAAGAGTGTATGTTCATCCTACATGGCAAGACCACTCGCAACGGAAAATCTACCATGCTGAGTGCCATTCATCATCTCCTGGGCGACTACGCTTCTGTGTCCCCCGTGTCCATTATCTGCAAGTCTGACCGGTCAAAGAACGCAGAGGCAGCGAACCCCATGCTGGCTTCCCTTAAAGGTAAGCGGTTTGTGACCATGGCGGAGAGCAACCAGTATGGCAAGCTGGACGAAGAAACTATCAAGCAGCTCACCGGTGGAGAAGAGATCAAGGCTCGGAACCTCTACGAAGCTACCACGACTTTCCTCCCCCAATTCACCCTCTGGCTGTCCTGTAACGACCTCCCCTCTGTCAATGACAAGAGCCTGTTTGCCTCTGACCGTGTGCGGGTAGTGGAGTTCAACCGTCACTTCACCGAAGACGAGCAGGACAAAAACCTCAAAAGTGAGTTTCAGACCCAGGAGGCCATGCGTGGCATTTTCACTTGGCTCTTGGAAGGCTACTTCAAATATAAGCGGTTCGGTCTGAAAATGTCCCCGGCTATGCGTCAGGTAGTCAAGCAATATGAGAAAGACAATGACTTGGTATTGCAGTTCTTAGAAGAAAGGTGTGAAAAGGCCGGAGGTGCCTACACCAGAGCTAAGACGCTCTATGACGCTTACAAGATTTGGTGTAAGTCCAACGGCTATTTTGTGTGTAGCGCAAAGCGGTTTAATGCCGACATGGAAGCTCACCCGGAATGGCATGGAGGTAAGACCGTCTACTCTGGCTATCCTACCTACCGGGACATTCGTATGAAGGGAACAGTGTAATTTTATGGCCTATTACAAGAGAAATGAGTTTGAACTTTCTATTCCTATCAATGATCTTAAACCCGGTATGCAAGTGTGTATTCCAAGAAATATCACCTATGGGTGGAATGTTTATACGGGATTGACCTTGTATAAACCCTATACCATTAAGCGTGTTACACCCAAGAAAACCAAAGTGATATGCGAAGACGGTACGGAGTTTTACACAAAAGAAACGGCTTTTCTCTTTCCAGTTCCTGAAATGAACACTGAAAATGAGAGAGTTCTCCTTTTCCAGAAAATAGGTAAAATTATTGCGGCTCTTGATAGAACATCGTGCAAGACCTACATTGCCTCCTATGAGGAAATGAAAGAGGCTGCTGACCATTTAGCTGCTTTCTACGACTTTTGCTTGAAAAACTCCCAGGAAGGATGATTTTCATGAACAAGAAAAATATGCGCCGTATGTCCATCTTGGTCACAGCACAGACCGCAAAAAATCTGGAACGACTGGCGGCTATGTCCGGTTACTTTGAGATTGGGAGAGTAGTAGATAAGCTGACCAGAGAGAAAATGATTTCTCTCCGGTGCGAGAAAGGAGATGGCCGTAATGAGTAATAATGACAAGTTCAAGGAGCTGTATAAGGCAATCGGTGTTCTGGCTGAAACCGGCATCCTCTTCTACCGAGCCACCATTCAGGCCGGTGCAACTCCCGGAGAAGCCATGATCTTGACCCAGGCTTTTATACGAGCTTCCATGCAGGGTGACGATACCTCTGCGAGTGAAAGTGAGGGAGAAGCGTGAAGATTATTCTGGATATTTCTGACGGTATCGTTTGTGGGTTTTTCAATGGTGTCGAAATAACCAGAGAAGGTATGCAACTGGTGTCTTATCAGCTTGGAAGTGATGACCTGAAAGACGGCAAAATCACAAAGTTGCCACGAGAGAACAAGTAAGAGGAATATATTTAGTGGCCTACTGAATATATTTGCGACTTTTGGCCTTTGGTGCGTTTTAGTGACTTTTTTGGTGAATAATCGGCCACTATCGGAAACCCTTGTGGTGCAAGGCTTTGAGAGCATTTTTGACCGCTATTTCTATATTTTTCTGTATAAACCCTCCATAGAGAGTGATATATAGAGAGATTTATAGCAAAAATCGAAAATGGGTCACTAAACTCACTAAAGACTAACTGAAAATAATTAGTGAAGGAGTGCTGAATATGAGTGAAGAATTGACTCCGAAGAGAGGGCGTGGCCGTCCGAAGGGGACTGGCGGAAACAAGCGGCCTGACCGGACGGAGGCCATGAGTGTTCATACTGAGCCGGGTGATAACCGGAAATATATCACTCATTCTTTACGAATGTGGGATTGGCCGTCTGTGGATATGAAGGAACCTGCCCAGGTCAAAGAGCGTATAGGAATGTATCTGAGCATTTGTGCTGAGGATGATATGAAGCCGAGTGTTGCGGGACTGGCTTTGGCTTTTGGTAGGGATAGAAGAACTCTTTGGAAATGGGCTAATGGTATTGAGAGCGACTTTATTCCGCCTGAAAGTCGGGACTTTATAAAAAAGGCGTATCAATTTTTGAACGCTCAAATGGAAGATTACGCTCAGAACGGGAAGATCAATCCAGTCGCAGCTATCTTCCTGATGAAGAACCATTTCGGCTATCAGGACAAGCAGGAAGTGGTTTTGACCCCGAATAACCAGCTTGGCGAGGTGACTCCCCCGGAAGAGCTTCAACAGAAGTATTTGGAAGCTACTGCCAGCGACTATGATACAGACGAGTGACTTGGTTCACGACTATGGCTCACAACTTTGCGACTATCCCGCTCGAAGGTCTGCGACTATCCAGGCCACCTCTGCGACTATGTGGAAGCCGCCGACCTCTCTTCCTGGGAGATCGGCGGCTCTTTTGCGCCCTGGCCTCTGGCTCTGGCTGATCTGGCGCAGCCTGGGCCGATTGTCTGGAAAAGTGTACTTTTCTTTACTCTTTTATAATGTATAGAAAACACTGAAAATATTTTGTATTTTCCTATTGACAACTGAATTTATTCAGTGTATATTAAAGGCACAAAAGATATTCAGTGACACAAATAAGGAGGGCGGTATAAATGGCCTATATTAGAAAAACCGTTGACCGATGGGACATTGAAACAAATTATGGTTACGGGTGGGAAGTTGAAGATTGCGAATATACCAGGGCCGAAGCAATGAAGCGGTTAAAAGAATATCGGGAAAATGTTTCCGGTTTGGTTCGACTGGTAAAGAGAAGGGAGAAAAGACAATGAAGACAACAAATAAAAAAGCTCGCCAGAATGTAAGGCAGTATATTTTAGACCATTTCGAGCCGTGCGGGTATGATTTTACCGGCCCTTGCACTTTTCAAAATGTGGCCCGATTTATTCTTGAAGTTCACGCCAGTGAAAAATACTATTCGCCGGAATATCAGGCGGCAAAAGGTTTTACTAATGAGGCGGTATTTATGGATTGGTGCCAGGGCCTCCCCAGTGTGTTAGATACTTGTTATTACTATAACCGTTCCGCCGTGGTTGACCTGGGAAACATTTTGGAGCAGTCAGAGCGGGAACGGGCGCAATATACAGAAGAACAGGCGGAACGGCTTTTAACTCATTTAATCTATCAAGAATTAGTAAAGGGGGCGGCGGGACGATGAAGCAATACACAAGAAAACAGTTAAAAGAGTATGCCCGTTTAGGGCTGGCCCGTGATCTAACAGAGGTTGACCCGGACACGCTGCCTAAATGGTATGAAAAAATCGGGGTTAGCCGTGGAATTTATGGCATGAACGGCGGTTTGATTTGGGATAAAGTGACAGGGAAATACGGTGTTATTTTGGCCCGTTCTTCTAATTTGTTCCGGTTGTTTTAAGGGGGGGGTTATATCATGCGAAATATTGAAATAGGCGGCTATGTTCGTATTAGCAAGAAAGAAGCGGAAAAGCGATATAATGCCGGGGAAATTATTCGGTTGTGCGCTTGCAAGGTGTCGCCGGTCAATATGTTTTGTGCTTATGCTGATTGCCAAAAAGAAGAATTTCCCCATATTGGGAATGATGGTTTTAATACCACTGTTCCCCGCAATAGAGAATTTGAAACGGTAGTAAATGCGTTTCGTTGGTATAACTGCAATTATGAAACTGGGTATTACCCGGCCTATTATGTAAAGGCGGTGCAGCTATGAGCAGATACCAGAAAAGCAAAGAAGAAGTAAAGCAATTTGCTATTGACTGGCAAGCGGATTTTTCAAATCACAATTACAGTTATTCAGAATTGGGAGTTTTTCAAGATATGTTTTCCCGCTTGGGGCGTAAATATGGCCTATTGCGGGAGTTTCGGGAAAACGGGATTATTTGAAGGGGTGCAGCTATGAAAATTTACGCTAAACAGATAAGCCCTGAATTTCAAGAAAGTTTAATTTTTGAAGAAGGGTTGTTTCCTGAAAATATGGTTGTTTGTGGCAATCGGGATTTTAAGGAACGGAAAACGGCGATTTTTACATTGGTGGAAAACGCCCTTGATAATGGCGATCTACAAGAGGCTTTAGAAGACCTTGAAACAGGCGGTTATTATTCTTCCTTTTACGAGAGTGCACGAGAGGCCATAGAGGAATTTTTACCGGCCTCCATGGGTGAATATAGCCAGGACGATATAACCGCCTTACAAGGGCTTGTAAAGGCTTATACACAATGTAGCAGAGCGGAAACAAACAATATTTTTTGCCGGGTTCTTTCTATCGTGGACGGGAAAAAATGGGGCTGGAAAATTATCCGGGGTTGTTGCCAGGGTGATTGGAACGAGATTTTTTACCCCGTGGACGATTGGAGCCGGGAGGCATTGGCCGCTTTTGAAATAGAGTATTTTAACATGGGTTCAGAGTGGATTATAGACGATGGAGAATTTAACCCCGATACAGATAGCCCCCTTAATATTAACGGGTATAGCGTATATGTCACAGCTCAGGATGAAGAGGGCATTAGAAAAGAGCTTGCAGCCGTTGAAGGTTGTTCTCCTGCTGATCTGGTTTTATATGTGTTTGAAGGTTATACCCGTATTCCCCAATATAAGGCGGTGTAAATGTGTATATAGTTTTGTTGATCTTGCTTTTACCGGTTCAAATAATTTTTGAATTGATGAAATTAAATAAATAAGTTTGCCGCCCTGGTTCATTCCGGGGCGGTTCTTTTATGCTTTTCAGGGTGCAGCCGGGGCGGGTTGCTTGATACCGGGGCCGGGGGATATATCCACCGCCACCGGGCCGGGGTGAGTGGCGAAAATTCCCACAAAAATAAAAAGGCTTTATTCCTAACAAACTTCATTCAGTTACAAATCTTATTCAGTAACAAAATATTTTTAACCCTTTCTATTGACAACAAAATAAATTCAGTGTATAGTGTCATCAAGAGGTGATTACCATGTATATCAACAAGGCTATCCGAGATTTGATGAAAGCGAAAAATGTTTCTCTTCTGACCATGGCAAAGGCTCTTGGTAAAGAGCGTGGTAATGAAATCAGCTCTCGGCTGAGAAGCACTAACCTGTCCTTCAACAGCGCAGTCGAAATGCTGTCCGCCCTGGGTTATGAGGTGGTTATTCAGGAGAGAAAACCCGGAGTCCGCAGAGCTGACCAAATCCTGATTGACCAGAAGGAAGACCCGAAGTATGACCTGGACGCTCTATTGGGGTCAGGTGGTGATGGCAAGTGAAATGTGGTACTGAAATAAGTTGTTGCCCTCTTTGCGGCGGCAATATCATAGTATCTGACCATTGGCAGTTCAGTTATGACCGAGTTGTTCTTAAAAGCGGTAAGCTATCAAAGAGAACCAAAAGGTCAAGTTTTGGCTCCATGGAGGTAATGACTGCCGCTTGTGAAAATGTATTCGATGGTACTTGTTCTGCAAATTGGGACGCTGATGATTTTAATTTGTCTGAGGAAGAGAAATTTATAGATTACAAATACTCGGAACAGGGTGAGTCTAAATGAAATATGGCTATGGCCGGGTGTCAGCCAAAGACCAGAGCCTTGCTCGTCAGCTTGCCGCTCTGAAAGCCTATGCTCCTGATTTGGACGATGACCATATCTTCACCGATAAGCAAAGCGGAAAGAATTTTAACCGGGAGCATTACTTAAAGCTAAAATCCATCTTGGTTCCCGGTGATGAAATCTTGGTTGAAGAATTAGACCGGTTTGGACGGAATAAAGCGGAAATCAAAGCTGAGTTGGAGTGGTTCAAGGAGCGTGGTGTTATTGTTAGAGTGTTTGATGTTCCTACCACGCTGATGGACTTCCATGGGCAGGATTGGATTGGCGAGATGGTCAATAACATTCTGATTGAAGTTATGGGAGCAATGGCAGAGCAGGAGCGGAAGAAGATACGGAAGCGTCAGGCTGAGGGAATAGCCGCTATGCCAGTAGTTGGAGGGAGAAAGGTATCTGCTAAAACAGGAAGAGGGTTTGGTCGCCCTACTTATGAGATTGACCCGGATGAATTTAAGACCCTGATGCAAAAGCAGAGAGAGGGGTTGATTACGGTGAATGACGCTTGCCGTCAACTTGGTATCAGCAGACCTACATGGTATGAGAAAGTGCGAAAGGCGGTGTAATCTCATGGGACAGTACGACAATTACAGTAATGAGAAAAATATTACCAAAGCGCAAAAGAGGCTGGATAAGTTGATGGCAAAATGTAATCCTGATCTGTACGAAGTGGAGTTGGCCCGAAAGGAGTTGGAAACGGCAAGACTGTTTGAACGGTGTCAAATCTTTGGGACAGAGGGTTGGAGAAAGAGCATTTATAATCCTAATGCCAACATCATGTTCAGTGATGATAACGAGGTTATGATGTTTTTCGACAAGCTGATTTCCTATCGGGATATAAGTTCCTATGCCATTGTTGAAAACATCGTCAAAGAAGCGCATACTAAGACCAAGAAGACCGGGGCAATAGCAAGGGCTATTGTAGGCGGTGCGATTGCCGGAGGGGTTGGAGTCGTGACCGGGGCGATTACAGCGGGGTCAAAGTCCAGCACCATCGTACATGAAATACCAGACGGGTTCTTTCTGCAAATCCTCCTGAAAGACGGCTCCGGGTATCAGTGTCCGGTTCCGAGCAACGGAACAATCTCCAATAAAGTTCCGAAGATGTGGCTCCATTTGGCGAGTAAATTACAGACCATCGTGGAGAAAAACAAAGGATAAATAGGCTTTCGCAAGGGCGGGAGTAACAGCCATTACGGGCTATCGGAGAAATCCGGTAGCCCTTTTTCTTTTGAGGTGATTTTATGGATTATCGGAAACTAGCAGACAGTATTAAACGGCACATTGGAAATAGGCCGGAAGATCATGCCGCTTATATTGACTTGTTATCTCTTTGCCGCCAGTGGGAAGCGGAAGATTTTCAAGCGGCGCACGAGGTCAGTAAAGAACTGCGGGTTCTCTCGGCAAAGCAGTTACGCAGAACTTCTCCGAAAGAGGCGGAGCATTTCTATGAAGCATGGAGGAAGAGCCTCCTGTTTGACGCTCCCCATAATTTTGACGCTTTTATGACCTATATTGAGCTTGACCGGAAGCCGGAAAAGCGGTTCTATGCTCCCCGGAGGCATTATCTGAAACCCATGGTACAGGGCTTCCAAGATATTCTTGATAAAAAGCTGCGTCTTTTAACAATATCTGTTAAGGCCAAGCTGTTTTGTCCAGAAATAGCCGGTCTGTTTTGTCGCATAGCC